CTCTTGCACGTGCCGAAGAGAAATTAATTGCAATAGAGAAAAATAATCATTCAGCGGTAGAAAGAATGAACAGATTTAGCCAGAAGTTAGACGCCATCGAGAAAAAGGTGGATGAGAACGCCCATACCGTGGGTATAATTAATCGACTATTTTGGGTAGTCATTGTTGCAGCTGCGGGTGCAGTCGCATCAAGTTTTTGGATGTAAAGGAGAAACTACGATGAAAACATCTGATCTAAAAAAACTGGGTGAAGCATACCTTCAAGTAGTTTCACCAAAGGCTGAAGAGGAAGAAATCCTTGAGGCAAAAAGTAAGACCGAAGATAACACCAACGACAAATCAGACGATGGTGACGGTCTTGATAAAGTACAACCGAAAGCGGTAAAGAAGAAATTCGCAGATCGCAAAGACAAAGACATCGATAACGATGGCGATGTTGATGACTCTGACAAGTTCCTTCACAAGAGACGTAAAGCAGTTTCCAAAGCAATGGAAAAAGAAGGTAATGCATTTACTGGTGCATTAAAAGCTGCTAAAGATAACGGTGAGGACGAATTTGTAGTCGCTGGTAAAAAGTACAAAGTCAAAGAAGTTGAAGAAGATATCAAAGCACTTAAACTTCAGACTGAAGCAAAGAAAGTCAAAGAAGAGGACGAAGAAGAAGATGAAAATCCAGTAGTCCCTGCTCGTGACGTTAAGAAGAAAGAAAAGAAAAAGGATGACGAAGAAGAGTCAGACGATGAGGGTGAAGAAGAAGAAGAAGCACCTGAAGATGATGACGAAGAAGAGAAACCTGAAGACCCTAAGAAGGACAAAGGTGATCTGAAAAAGAATCCTAAGACTGCTGATAAGAAAGCAGAAATCTCAAAGATCGAGAGTGTAAAAACTAACGAAGCATTTGAAGAGTTCTGGAATGCTTTCGAAGAATTGACTGAAAAGAGGAAAGAAGCACAAGGTGCTGCCGATCCAGAAGCAATCGATTCTAAAGAATCACCGAAGTCAAAAGAATTTATCGCAAAGCACGGTAAAGACGAGAAAGAAAACGATTCTCTTTCTAAAGACAACAAGAAAGGTGAAGATGCCACCAAACCTAAGTCTGGTAAAAGAAAAGCAGACTCAACTGTAGGTGAAGCAAAATCACTAGTAGACCTTGCAAGGGAAGTGTTAGCGGGTGAGAACCCTAATGCATTTGCTGAGATGAAAGGTGAAAAAGTTGTTAAAGAGAAAGAAGTAAATCCTTACGATGGTAGAACTAAAGCTGCCAAAGAATTTCTCGAAAGAATGAATAAGAGGCGATCATAATGGCAATAAGATTATTAGGCGCTCAAGCTGCATTGGGAGTTGGAACTGGAAATGGTTCTAACTTCAGCAATGCTTCAGCAGTACGTGTAGTAAACCCAAGTGGTACGAACTATGTTGTTTCAGTAGAAACATCTGCGAATGTACTACTTGGTTCATTTACACTGTGTGCTGGTGAATCAGAGATTATCCACAAAGGTACTTCAGACGAAATATTCGCAGCTAACGCTGCTGTGTTGGGTGCTGCTGTCGGATATTCTCACTAATTAATAAAGGAAGAAGATTATGGCAATTAAAGCTCCTGCTTGGTGTTCACACGCTATCCCTACTCTAAATGGGTGGGAAGACCCTGATACTGGTGAACTATATGTTTCCAGTGGTTTCGACCAAGATCAAATAGACGAATTCTTTAATGTTAAAGCTTCGGGAATGCAAGTTCTCAAAGAAGTTCCTGAACCAGAAGTCGAAACATTGATCGAAGCACCAGTTAATGACAAAGGTCTTGATGATATGACCAAAGTCGAACTGGAAGCCCTTGGTAGACAACACGGGGTAGAACTAGACCGTAGATTAAAAAAGGAAACTTTGTTAGGTCAGATATCTAAGTTATTGAAGTCATAAGTAGTATTAAGGGTTTACCCTTTACTTAGGATTTATTATGATTTTAACAAAAGATAACTTGATACTCTACGCAGCTAAACACTATTATAATCCAAAGTGTATAGACAGCGAAGAGTTCTTTGAAGACTTAAAAAGGTTTAAGTATATAAAACGATTGCTGAATCGTTATAGAGATAATGGTGAATTATCTGAACGATTGATTTTGAATCACCTGATCGTTATATTTAATGTCTTTGGTAATGAAGCGGGTCTCGATATGTTAGAGTTACGTATCGAACTTGAACACTGGAGTGTACTGAAACCGTTTCTAATCTTCTTAAATGTAATTAAGAACGATATGTACACGAACATAGAAATGGATAAAACAGTAGTAGAGGCATTGAGAGAGATCAAGGAAAGTTAATATGGGATTACTTAAATCAGCAGCGGACTTAGTTTACACAATTCGATTCCTTAAACTTCTTGTCACACCATTCGAGAAGTTAGGTGCATATAAAGCGGGTATCATCGATATCGATGGTAAACGTAATCCCGATTTCAATACTCTAAAAGCAGACGATAGAGAAGCGTATAGAACACACTATACTACGTTTCATCGTCTTGTAATCAATCTAAAGAGACTTATGGCAAAAGCGCCAGGCGGTAAATCCGTAATCGCACGATACGGTGCTGCCTTGTTATTAATAAAAGAACACGGAGAACTCAGTGATGCCGATCTAGAAAAGATTCATCAAGAAACTGGTATCGATGAGTTGCAATTGATTGAAGAACAATCACAATGGTTTATGTTAAAGGATGGAAGTGGTATCACGCCAGGCGTATATAAGATGCTACACGATACCACTACAACACAAGTTGATGATATCGTCAAGAAAGATGATGCGATTCGCATCGAAGAAGGTCTTGAGACACCTATTGACAATGTATTAGGTGTAGATATTTTTCAAGCAACGCATATGAAATCCCAAAGAAAGATATATATAAGCTCAGGAGAAATAACCAGATGAAGAAGTTTAAAGAATATGCAAACGAAGACACAACTGTAGGTTCAGTTGCTGGTCTCACTGGTGAACCCCCTGTAAATTTAAAAAAGAAAAAGAAAGACGATCACAGCGTTCTAAAAAGATTCATCGAGAATCGTCAAGAAAGTGAACGTAAGTGGCGTGAAAACTTAGAATCAAAACTAAGGTAGGAGAATATGATGAGTGGACTATTAGGAAGTCTTTTAGGGTTTGGTGGGTCAATCGTACCCGCAATCACAGACCACTTTAAACAGAAGAACGAACAGAAGTTTGAACTCGCCAAGATGGAAAAGATGGCGGAGTTACGTGCAGCTGGCTTTGATCACGAACTACAAATGTTTGAGACAATGGCATCTGACAAAGAACACGAACGACTGATTGAACACGACATTTCAATTAATAAGGGTACAGGTTTTGTTGCTGGTTTACAGAAATCAGTAAGACCTATCATTACATATTGTTTCTTTGGATTATTTTGTGCAATCGAAGTAACTCTGCTTATGGAAGCATTGGAACAAGGATCATCAATCAGTGAATCACTGAATGTTCTTTGGGACGATGATACCAAAGCGATCTTCGCCGCTATAATTTCATTCTGGTTTGGATCAAGAGCTATCGACAAGTCTCGTAGAATTAAAAACCAATAATCCTTGACAATCCCTGTCGGGTAACGTATAATGTTACCTAATTGAAGTTGCGTGTACACGCAGAGATTTTTATACCTTATGGAAACAGAGAATGCCAATAAAAATAGATAAGAAGAGGGATGAACTACTCGCTGAATATGCAGTGGGTATGTTAAAGGATTTCTACCTCACAAGTCACGAGAAATCACCACAAGAAGGATACGCAAGAGCCGCTAAAGCGTGGTCAACCTATTTGGGAGAGACAGATGGAGAACTTGCACAACGCATTTATGATTATGTTAGCAATAAGTGGTTTATGTACGCTTCTCCAGTATTGTCTAATGCCCCTAACGGAGAAGACTCCAAAAGTAAAGGGTTACCGATTTCTTGTTTCCTTACTTACGTCCCAGATACTCTTGAAGGTCTCATTAGTCATAGTTCTGAGTTACGTTGGCTTAGTGTTTATGGTGGCGGCGTTGGGGGTCACTGGTCAGACGTGCGAACTGTGTCCGACATTGCGCCTGGCCCTATCCCGTTCTTACACACTGTAGATGCAGATATGATCGCTTACCGTCAAGGTAAGACACGTAAAGGATCATACGCCGCTTATATGGATATCCACCACCCTGATATTGTGGAGTTCCTGAACATACGTATTCCTACAGGTGATGTACAACGTAAGGCATTGAACTTACACAACGCAATTAATATTACAGACGAATTTATGGAGGCAGTAATAAACGATACTGACTTCGATCTACGTGATCCTAAAGATGGAACAGTAAAAGAGTCTATCAACGCACGTAAACTTTGGGAAAGAATTCTTGAGGTGAGATTCCGTACAGGTGAACCTTATCTCAATTTTATTGACACTGCAAACAAACATCTACCAGAAAATCTAAAAGAACTGGGTTTGAAGATTCACGGGAGTAATCTCTGTAATGAGATTCACCTTCCAACTTCAGATGATCGTACAGCAGTGTGTTGTTTATCGTCACTTAACTTGGAATACTATGATGAATGGAAAGATACAACTATTGTCCGTGATCTTGTGCGGATGCTTGATAACGTCTTGCAGTTCTTTATCGAACGTGCCCCCGACACAATCACCAGAGCGAAATACTCCGCAGAACGAGAACGTTCCATTGGACTCGGAGCTATGGGATTCCATTCCCTTCTGCAAAAGCATAATGTTGCGTGGGAATCAGAAGCGGCAAGAGATATTAATAAGGTGGTGTTTGGATTTATTAAAGAACAAGCAGAAGAAGAGTCCAGAATTTTGGCAGAGGAAAGGGGGGAATATCCTGATGGCATTGGAACAGGGAAACGTAATGCACATCTGTTGGCAGTTGCACCCAACGCCTCAAGTGGAGTTATTCTGTCCACTTCCCCAAGTATTGAACCACTCAAGGCAAATGCATATACCCATAGGACGAGGGCGGGTTCATTCCTCGTAAAGAACAAATATCTGAAAGCACTTTTAGAAGAGAAAGGTGAGAACACAGATTCAACGTGGACTTCTATTATAACAAATAAAGGATCGGTACAACATTTGCCGTTTCTGACAGAAGGTGAGAAAGCAGTATTCAAGACTGCGGATGAACTCAATCAGATGTGGGTGGTTAAACACGCAGCTGAAAGACAACCATTTATCTGTCAAGGTCAAAGTGTGAATCTATTCTTCCCTTCAGGTGTAGATAAATCTTATGTTAATAAGGTTCATCTTAGTGCTTGGAAAGAGGGGTTAAAAGGACTCTACTATCTAAGAACAGAAGCGAAGTCTCGTGCAGAGAATGTTTCTGAGAAAGTAGAAAGGGTTGCACTACAAGATGATATCAGAAATGTGATCTATGGTAAAAAAGATTGTCCGTTCTGTGCAATGGCAAAAGAAGAGATGAAACTACGTGGGATTCAGTATGACTATGTTGATCTTCAAGAGGTTGGTAAAACAGCTGCTGAAGTGACAGGTAGGAAAGTAAAGACTGTACCACAAATTTATCTCGAAGGTGAGTACATTGGTGGTTATGATGACTTGATGAAGTATTTCGATGCAAATGGAAATGCACAAGAAAGTGAAGAATGTACTGCTTGCGAAGGTTAAAGTTATAAATAATTGGTTCAGATTAAATAGGAGAAGAAATGTCATTGTTAGATTTTAGTAAAACATATAAACCATTCCTCTACCCGTGGGCGGTAGAACTTGCAAAGAAACACGAAGAAATCCATTGGATCGAAGATGAAGCAGAGTTGTCTGAGGACGTACAGGATTGGAAGACTAAACTAACAGATCAAGAAAAAGAATTCATCACACATATTCTTCGACTATTTACTCAATCAGATGTACAGGTAGGAGAGAACTACCACGAGTTGTTAATCCCTCGTTTTAAAAACAACGAGGTGAGAAATATGTTATCTTCATTTGCGGGTAGAGAAGCAGTACACCAACGTGCATATGCATTGTTGAATGATACTCTAGGTTTACCAGATGAAGAATATCACGCCTTCTTAGAATACAAAGAGATGGCAGATAAGGTAGACTTTATGAAAGAAGGAGACATCTCTTCTCATACAGGTCTTGCACTATCACTTGCACAATCAGTATTCAATGAAGGTCTGGCAGTGTTTGCCTCTTTTGTTATGTTACTAAACTTCCAAAGGTTTGGTAAGATGAAAGGAATGGGTACGATTGTTGAGTGGTCTATTAGAGATGAGACTTTACACGTACAGGGTAACGCAAAGTTATTCAGAACATTCTGTGAAGAACATCCACGTATTGTAAACGATGAATTGAAATCTAAGATATATGTTATGGCACGTAATGCTGTAAAACTAGAAGACAAATTTATTGATCTTGCATTCAAGGGTAATAATGTTCAAGGTCTTACTAAGGAAGAAGTCCGTGCGTATATCAGACATATCGCAGATCGTAGACTTCTACAACTTGGTATGAAAACAAAATTCAAACAAAAAGACAATCCATTGCCTTGGTTAGATTGGGTTCTAAATGGCGCATCTCACGACAATTTCTTTGAGAAGAGAGTCACTGAATATTCTGTTAATGGAATGGAAGGTGATTGGGGTTGGGATGAGGTCGCTGCTTAGTGCCTGAGAATAGTAAATACGAAGTATTATGTGGTATCTGTGGTATTGAATCCATAGTCGAAGTTCTTGACTATGATGATGCCCCTTCGTGTTGTCCTATGTGTGGAAATGATGTAATAGAGGTGACTGAATTAGATGGCGAGGATTGAACATCAATTATCATTAAACTTAGATAAACCCAGAGACGCAACACCCGAAGAAGTTCAAGAGTGGTGGAATACTGAATTAAAAAAACAGGGAGACTCCGCACTCAAGTGGGTAGTCTTTGCAACTATAACCCAACTATTATCACTCGGATTTATGGGATTGATGATGTTAATAATACAGACGATTGTGAAATGAAAGATTTGAAAAGAAAATTTGTAGCATTCTGGATATTCGTAATTTTCTTCTGGATGTGGCCCTATAGGTTATTTACTACAAAGAACAATTGTTATTTCTGGACACTAGAGAAACTAATTACTGAGGGTGGTTCTGTTAAGTGGTATAAAAGTGCAATATGGTTTGGATATCACTGCACTTGGGTATCACCCGAAGGTGAAGAGTGGGAGTACACACTACCTAAAATGAGAAGAACCTCATTGTGGAAAGTTATGTGGTACGATGGTGTAGAACGTAGATTCACCAGTAGGAACAACCACTTCTTGTAAGTATAGATAGTTGTATGGATTGGACATACAACGATAAACCATTTAACCCCACACCCGAAGTCATCGAAGACTATCAGGGATTT